CCGGGTGTTGCGTGCGGGGCGGACGGGCGCGCGGTGCGGTGAGCGGGCGGTAAAGTCTCTGCTCTAGGGTTCGATGGCGGTCGGGAAGCGGGTGCTTCGGATCGCGGGTTTCGGGAACCGCGACGCCGGGGATGGCGGTCGCGGGGGGGCCGGGTGCGGGGCGACATCGTCCCCCCGGTCCGGTCCGGCCCCCGCCCGCCTTCGGGTGTGGCGGGCGGGGGCGGGCATGAAGTGGGACTACGGGTGAGGCGGAAGGAGCGAGATGTTCGATTTTCTCAAGAGACCGGCCGCGGCTGCCGAGACGGTCGTGCCGGAGCGCAAGGCCAGCGCGACGGGCAAGGTGGTGGCGTTCCATTCGTCCGGCCGCGTGGCCTGGTCGCCGCGCGATGCGGGCACGCTGACCCGGGTGGGATTTGCCGGCAATCCGGTCGGGTTCCGGGCGGTGACGCTGATCGCCGAGGCGGCGGCGGCGCTGCCTCTGGTGTTGCAGGGCGCGGGCCAGCGTTACGGCGAGCATCCGGTGCTGGCGCTGCTGGCGCGGCCCAACCCGATGCAGGGGCGGGCGGAACTGCTGGAGTCGCTCTATGCCGCGCTGCTGCTGACCGGCGATGCCTGGCTGGAAGCGGTCGGGTCGGGCGGCGTGCCGCTGGAGCTGCATGCGCTGCGGTCGGACCGGATGAGCGTGATTCCGGGCGCCGACGGCTGGCCGGTGGCCTATGAATATGCGGTGGGCGGGCGCAAGCATCGGTTCGCGGTGGGCGAGGGTGCCGCGCCGATCTGCCATGTGCGGGCCTATCATCCGCAGGACGATCACTATGGCCTGAGCCCGATGCAGGCGGCGGCGGCGGCGATCGACGTGCACAACGCGGCCAGCCGCTGGTCGAAGGCGCTTCTGGACAATGCGGCGCGGCCCTCGGGGGCGATCATCTATCGCGGGCCGGACGGCGCCGGGTCGATGTCGGCCGAGCAATATGCGCGGCTGGCGGACGAATTGGCCGAGCATCACCAGGGCGCGGTCAATGCCGGGCGGCCGATGCTGCTGGAGGGCGGGCTGGACTGGAAGCCGATGGGGTTCAGCCCTTCCGACATGGAGTTCCTGAAGACCAAGGAAGGTGCGGCGCGCGAGATCGCGGTGGCCTTCGGGGTGCCGCCGATGATGCTGGGGATACCGGGCGACGCCACTTACGCGAATTACCAGGAGGCGAACCGGGCGTTCTACCGCCTGACGGTGCTGCCGCTGGCAACGCGGATGTGCCAGGCGATCGGGCACTGGCTGTCGGACCATGCCGGCGAGGTGCTGGACCTGCGGCCCGATCTGGACGGGGTGCCGGCGCTGACCGCGGACCGCGATGCGCAATGGGCGCGGGTCGGGGCTGCCGAGTTCCTGACCGAAGCCGAAAAGCGCGCCCTGCTGGGGCTGCCGAAGCTGGAGGAGTGAGGATGACGATGGCTGAATTCGGCCCGGCGCTGGAGCGCAAGTTCGCCCGCCTGGGCGACGGCGCCGATGGCGGGCTGGTGGTGACGGACGGGGTGAGGATTGCGGGCTACGCCTCGGTCTTCGGCCGGCCCGACCAGGGCGGCGACGTGGTGGCGGCGGGGGCCTATGCCAAGTCGCTGGCGAAGCGCGGCGCCGGGGGCGTGAAGCTTCTGTGGCAGCACGACCCGCGCGAGCCGATCGGGGTCTGGGACGAGGTGCGCGAGGATGCGACCGGGCTCTATGTCAAGGGCCGGCTGCTGGACGGCATCGCCCGGGGCCGCGAGGCAGCGGCGCTGATCGCGGCGGGGGCCATCGACGGGCTGTCGATCGGCTATCGCACGGTGCGTGCCGCCAAGGACGATGCCGGCCGGCGGGTGCTGAGCGAACTGGAGTTGTGGGAGGTCTCGCTGGTGACCTTCCCGATGCTGCCCGAGGCGCGGCTGGGCGCCACCAAGGGCGATGCGCCCGACCTTTTTCGGCTGCGCCGCTGGGCCGGGATGCTGAGCGCGGCACGGGGGCTTCTGGCCGCCGAGCGGGACGGGCCGGACGACAGGGCCGACTGAGACTGGCCGACTGAAACCGGCCGATTGGGGCCGAACGAGACCGTAACAACCGGGGACTGAGGATGACGAAGACGACCGAGACGGGTTCTCGGGCCGGGGAAGACTTGCCCCTGCCCAAGGGACCGGAGGCGGAGGTGGAAGCCGCGCTGACCGGGCTGCTCTCTGAGCTGAAAGGCTTCCAGAGCGAGATCAAATCGAAACTCAAGCAACAGGAAGAGCGACTGACCATGCTGGATCGCAAATCTCTCATCTCGGGCCGTCCGGCCCTGGCGGGCGCTGCCGCAGTGGAAGCGCCGCATCAGAAGGCCTTTGCGGCCTATGTCCGGTCGGGCGACGACGACGGCCTGCGCGGCCTGTCGCTGGAGGGCAAGGCGCTGAACACCGCCGTCAACGGCGAGGGCGGCTATCTGGTCGATCCGCAGACCTCGGCGCGGATCGGGACGGTGATGCAGTCCACCGCCAGCATCCGGCAGATCGCCAAGATCGTGAATGTCGAGGCGACCTCGTATGACGTGATCGTCGATCACGGCGATGTCGGCAGCGCCTGGGCCACCGAGGCCGGGTCGGTCGCGGAAAGCGCCACGCCGCAGATCGAGCGCATCTCGATCCCGCTGCACGAGCTGGCGGCGATGCCGAAGGCGTCGCAGCGGCTGCTGGACGACAGCGCCTTCGATGTCGAGGGCTGGCTGGCCGAGCGCATCGCCGACCGCTTCGTCCGCGCCGAGGCCGCCGCCTTCGTCAGCGGCAACGGCACCGACAAGCCGAAGGGTTTCCTGTCGCACACCAAGGTGGCGAATGCGTCCTGGGCCTGGGGCTCGCTGGGCTATGTCGCGACCGGCACCGACGGCAGCTTCGGCCCGACTCCGGACGGGATCGTCAACCTCGTCTATGCGCTGGGCGCGATCTACCGCGCCAACGGCAACTTCGTGATGAACTCGAAGACCGCCGGCGAGGTGCGCAAGCTGAAGGACGGCGACGGCCGCTTCCTGTGGTCGGACGGCCTGGCGGCCGGCGAGCCGGCGCGGCTGATGGGCTATCCGGTGCTGATCGCCGAGGACATGCCCGATATCGCCACCGACGCCCATGCGATCGCCTTCGGCGATTTCAACGCCGGCTACACCGTCGCCGAGCGTCCCGAGGTGCGGATCCTGCGCGACCCGTTCTCGGCCAAGCCGAACGTGCTGTTCTACGCGACCAAGCGCGTCGGCGGCGATGTCAGCGACTTCGCGGCGATCAAGCTGCTGAAGTTCTCGGCCACCTGAGAAGGGCGCCGGGCGTGCGGCGGGGGGGCGTCTTTCCCCGCCGCACGGGTGAACGCGGGCCGCCTGAGGCATCTTCAGCGTGTCCCTCCGTCCGAGCGGTGTCTGGCCCGCGTTCACCATCACGTTTCACCAAGCAGGGGGGAGGACCGGACAAGAGATGCTTCCGATGATGGTTGTCGAATTGACAGCAGTGCCCAGCGGCGCCCTGCCCGTGTCCGAGTTCCGGGCACATCTGCGGATGGGCACCGGCTTTGGCGAAGACACGTTGCAGGACGCGGTGCTGGAGAACCTGTTGCGCGCCGCGATGGCGGCGATCGAGGGGCGCACCGGCAAGGCGCTGATCGCGCGGCCCTTCGTCTGGACGCTGACCGGATGGCGCGACCCCTCGGGGCAGGTGCTGCCGCTGGCGCCGGTCGGCTCGATCGACGTGGTGCGGCTGTTCTCGCGCAATGGCGCGGAGACGGTGGTAGAGGCCGCGGCCTACCGGCTGCTGCGTGACACGCATCGGCCGGTGATCCAGCCGACGGCGATGAGCCTGCCGACGATCCCCAATGGCGGGATGGCCGAGATCGAGTTTCATGCCGGCTTCGGCCCGGCCTGGGCCGACATTCCGGCCGATCTGGGCCATGCGGTGCTGCTGCTGGCGGCGCATTACTACGAGAACCGCAACGATCTGAGCGGCAGCGGTTTCGGCGTGATCCCGTTCGGCGTCGGCGCTCTGATCGAGCGCTATCGCTCGCTGCGGATCGGGCGCGGGGGGGTGGCATGAGTGTCGTGCTGAACCGGCGGATGGTGCTGGAGGCGGCCTCGCGGCTGCCGGACGGTGCCGGCGGCTATGCCGAGACCTGGGTGCCTTTGGGCGAGCACTGGTGCGCGGTGAAGGTCGGCAGCGGCGTCGCGGGGTCGGCGGATTTCGTCGCCACGGCGGAGGTGCCGCTCAGGATCGTGGTGCGGGCGGCGCCCGAGGGCAGCCTGTCGCGGCCGAAGCCGGACCAGCGGCTGGTCGAGGGCGCGCGGCGCTATCGCATCCTGGCGGTGGCCGAAGCGGATCCCGCCGGGCACTACCTGACCCTTTTCGCGCGAGAGGAGGCGGCAGCATGAGCTATGGTGTGGCGGCGGCCTTGCAGGCGGCGGTGTATCAGAAGCTGGCAAGCGATGTGACGCTGACCGCGCTGGTGGGCACGGCGGTGTTCGACACTGCGCCGCCCGGACCCTTGCCGCCGGTCTATGTTTCCCTCGGATCCGAGGATGTGCGCGACCGCTCGGACATGACCGGGCATGGCGCGGCGCATGACATCCTGGTGGCGGTGGTGTCCGACAGCGGCGGCTTCCAGCAGGCCAAGGAGGCGGCGGCGGCGGTGTCGGATGCGCTGGTTGACGCGGATCTGACGCTGAGCCGTGGCGTGCTGGTGTCGATGCAGTTCCTGCGTGCCACCGCCCGGCAGACTGGTCAGGGCCAGGTGCGGCGGATCGACCTGCGCTTTCGGGCGCGGGTCTGTGACCAATGAAATCTGAAACGGAGTGACGGCGATGGCGGCGCAGGCTGGCAAGGACCTTCTGATCAAGATCGACATGACCGGCGACGGGCTGTTCGAGACGCTGGCGGGGCTGCGCGCCACGCGCATCTCGTTCAACGCGGAATCGGTGGACGTGACCTCTCTGGAAAGCCAGGGCGGCTGGCGCGAGCTTCTGGCCGGGGCGGGCGTGCGCTCGGCCCAGATCAGCGGCTCGGGCATCTTCAAGGACGCGGCGCAGGACGA